TCCTGGAAAGCCACGATGCGAGTGGTGCCCTTGGTGCTGTTGCTGTAGGGATCGACGGTGATGTCGACGCCGGACCAGAAGCCGAAGATGGCCTGGCTGAAGTCGCCGAAGATCACGTTCGAGCCGATCAGCTGGTTCGACACGCGAGCGCCGTAACCGTTGACCTCGTTGTTCTCCCAGATGAACCGCTCGCTGTTGGTGTTGCGCAGGGTCTGCTTCAGAGCACCGCGAACGTGAGCGTTGCCCACATAGAACATCGAATCCACGTCCAGGTTGGCCACCGAGACGGTGGTCTCCATGTTGACGTAGTCGGCGAAGTTGCCGAAGTAGTAGGTGGTGCCGTCGATGGCTTTGTTGGTATCAGCGTTGCTGGCCAGGGTCTCCGAGCCAACACCGGTGATGTTCTTGATGCCCAGCAGAGCGGAGGAACCACCCAGGCCGTAGATGCCGGAGTAGTCGATCGCCAGGGCGATGGACTCAGCCAGGTCAGCGCGAACCATGGCCTCGACATCCATCGAAGCCTGTTGCATCAGGCGACGGGTGATGTCAACGAAACCGCCCAGCGACTTGGGGGTCATCGAGATCTGACCCAGGGTCATTGCGCTCTCGGTGACAGCGACGTCCTCACCCACCCAGTAGGCGGTGGTGGCGCCGGTCTTCTTGGGGATGTCCACGTTGCCGACCAGGCCGGTCAGAGTGGTGACATTCAGGCCCAGCAGAGCGGAGCGGTTGCGAACCAGGTCGATGAACGAACCGGTCAGCAGTTGGGTATCGACCAGGTAGCCGCCAGCGGTAGCGGTGCCGACGTTCTGGGAGCGAATAGCAGGAGCGGACAGCACGTCCCAGGGCATCACAACGCCCTTGGCAGCGCGGCCGAGCTTACCTTCGGCGGCCTTGGAGCACTCGATCTCGAAAGCAGCAGCTTCACGAGCGGAGCGGTCGGTGGGATCAGCCAGGTGACGGATCACGTTCATCAGGCTGTAGCGCTTGACCTCTTGCTGGGTCAGGCCGATGGCAGCAGCGCCGTCATCGTGAATGCGGCCCTGGAACTCCTTGCGGCTGCGGCCGAGTTGGGTCAGGACGGCCTCGCGAGCCTGATCGACGGAAGCGTCGTCGTTGATCAGCTTGTCAGCCAGCTCAGCGCCGACCTGATGCTGTTCGCACATAGCGCGAATGGTGGCAACCCGATCGCGCTCAGCAGCCCGAGCGGCGGATTGCACCTCTTTGATGTCGATGGATTGTTCCATTGTTGAGGGCACAGGTTGTTTTTCAGTACCGCGCTCGGCGGACTGCTCGTGGTCAAGCATAACGTCAGCAGCTTCTACAACATCAAGGGCACGTCCGAGGCCAACCGATTGATCAGCCGGAACGCTTACAGATGATACTTCTAGTACATTCCATTTTGTAACAAGGAAATCGCCGTTTGACGATTCGCGCACATCTGCAATTTCGTACGCAAAAGACACATTGCGAACGATTCCTGCTTCGATGTCGCGGCGGCGCTTGTACTCCTCGGTGCCCTTCTCCATCGTGTTTGGGCTCCACTTGACGGTCGCATAAAGCCGGCGGTCGTCGCCCAGCCAAGCCTTCTCCGCCACGCCCAGCACCACGTCACGGTTGTGGTTCCACAGCCACGCACCACCGTCGTTCATGCGGCTCAGGTCCATCGACTCAGCGTCGTGCACCAGCACCTCACGCCCCCACCAGCGCTCCACCGGAGCCTCAGAGCTGAATGAGAAGGTCAGGCGATCGTCCGCCTTCTCCTCGACGCGCATGCCCTGGGCGACCTCGCGCTTCAGGCCCTCCTTGTTGATCCGCTTCAGGTCAAGTTTCATGACACGCTCGCCAGTGGCCTCCTCGAAAAGGATTGGCTGGTAGTCGTTGTCATCCAACCACTGCCTTGCCTCGGACACGCTAAAGCGAGAGGCGTCGAATCGAATTGCTTGCAGTCGCACCGGCTCGTCTTCATTGATGCCATAAATCGCATCAACGCCTGCGCCAAGGTCGTCATTCACCCGGCGGAACCGCTCAAACATGCCCGGGTCCAGCAGCCGAGCGGCGTGCTCGTTCGGGTAAGGGCGACCTTCCTCGCCATCAATCGGTTGGATCTTGGTGAGTGTGCTGAACCGGTGGCCCACCATCACCTCAGTGGGCTCGCCATCCCGATAGATCCGAATCAACGCAGCCGGGTCCTCTTCGGTGGCATCGATGCTGAATTCGCTGTCAGGCACGCCCAGGGTGCCCTCACGCATGATGTGCTCGATTCGACCACGAGCCCGACCGCCACTCGAGTCCCAACTGACAAAATCCCCTTCTTTCAATTCGTCAGGGGCTGCGCGAAGTTCCATAGAGCGTTCTTGTGCTGCCTTGATGCTATCGGCCTTCGCATCACTCCACCTTTTTCCTGCATCACCGCCCCAAGCAGCCCAAGCCACGCGACCTGGTGATGGATAGCCGTCCTCGTCAGGACTAAAGCCCTGGCCCTGCTTATCCACCTCGTGCCTGGCGAACCATGCCGACATCGTGATCACGGTGTCAGCACTGAGCTCGTCACCGCTCAAGATTTGCCGGGCCCGGGTGGCGGCCACATCAGTGCCACCATCGCGCCCCTCTTCTTTCCATGCCTGATAACGCTCAGCCTCCTCGCGCATGCCCTCGGTGGGCATCAGGTCGATCTCGACCCCATTGACCTCAGCCATCTTTCTGCGCGCGAGCAAGGTTGGATAGATCAGACCGTAGCCGCACCGGCTGGCCCAGGTCATCGATCAATGGATCACTGACTGGAGCCTCGGGCTCTGGCGCTGGCTCAGGAGTCCCGGCCATCAGTCCGAGCTCCTCCTTGATTTCATTCTCTTTTGCAATCGTAGTAACGGTTTCCATGAAATCGTTGCCGGTGTATTCCATGATTTGCTCCGCATGCGTCTGAAGCTGCAGTGCACGCGCCATCTCGAGCGCCTTCATCTCCTTCGCGGGATCCACCCAGCTCCATGCCCGGGCCTGCCAATGCGGCGCGTTGTACCGCTCCGGCCTGGTCCACACATCCGAGAACATCGGCATCGGCAAGTCGGTGAGGGCGGCAGCCATAAGCCACTCCTCGAACACGCGCTGGTGGAACTGCTGGATCAGCATCGACTGGATCACGCGCCAGTGATCGCGGTCTTCGAGGATGCTCAGCCGGCTGCTGCTGTAATTCGACTCGCTGAAATCCTTGCTTAACGTTTCGTAACTACAGCCGAAACCAGCAGCAAATCGCCTGGCCAGGTTCCTGACCACGTTCTCGTACTGGTTGTCATCGGGGCCGAAGTCAGGCGGGATTGCCGTCTCCCCTGGCAGCAGGAAGTTGTAGCTGCCAGGCTCGGTGTTCCACAGCCGCTTGTCGCCCTCGAGTGCCGGCGAGCCATCGCTTTCACGGCTGCCAAAGTCCTCAGGGTCCGAAGTCTGGATCCAGCCCAGGCTGTTTGCCTGCACCCGCTTACGGGTCCAGTGAGCTTCCTCATACTTGCCGAGGTTCCAGCTCGTGGTGATCACCGGTGCAAACCAGGGAACACCCCTGGTCTGCCCAATGCGATCAGGCATATAAATATGAATGAAGTCTTCAGCATCAATAAATAGATGCTTCTCCGTCCTGTTCAGGTAGGTGCCGAGCTCAGCGTCCCCCGGGTGCTTCACCAGCAGGGCGTAGCGCGTCGGCCGGCCCCACTCATTCAACTCCACGCCCATCCGCCAATAATGCCCTGGCCGGTCGCTGAAGCCGGTGTAATCGTCATCGATCTGATCGGCCTCGATCAGCTCAAGTGCCAGCGGCACCCTGCTCTTACCCATCCGCTGCCGCACCAGCCGCACGCCCACCTCGCCTGATTCAGGCAGTGAGCCCACGATCGCCATCTCGATCGCGTGGAAGCTCATCTTTCCGGTGACGTCGCAGCTATCGGCCCGGCACCATTGCCGCCACCCGGCCGACATTGCCACATTGCGGCGATCATCCTTCTCGCGCCCATCAGGCCGCATGATCTGCGGCTGCATCTGGATGCCACGCGGACCGATCACGTTGACCTGGGTCGTCCGCTTCGCCTGCCGGGCGTAGGGGTTGTCCCTGACCAACGCCCTGCTGCGATTCCGCAGCACCTTCAGGCTGCCGCGTAGCTCGGCGTCGGCGCTGGTGTTCGGAGCAAGGAAATCAGCCGTGAAGCGATTCCACCTGGCCGCGTCGTACATGCGACGACCGCCGAGGCGTTTCAAAATCCAAGTGCGGAGTCCCATTGATCAGTGGAAGCGGATGTAAAGCGACCGACCATCGCCTTTGCCATTGGCGACGTTTTGCGCGAGCTGTTCCCGCGCCACGTCAGCCTTGAGCCGATCGCGCCACTGAATCAGTTGAGACAGCTCAGCACGCTTGACCATTCGGCCGCCTGACGCAGTGCCGATTCGATATTCTTGCGCACCTTCTGCCAGAGCACGAATTGCTGCTTCGACATTCGCCAGATCAATCTCAGCCTGACTGCGAAGATCAACAGCAGTCGCTGAACCGGCATAAACAAGAGACGGCAGAACAGTGAACTGTCCGGTGCGCACGGTGGTCGGCGCACCACTGGTGACTGCCACCGCCTGGTAGTACCACTGCCCACTGGCAAACGCAGTCGTGGTTGCAGAACTCAGGGTGAACGACCAGATCCCAGAGCTCAGCGTTCCCGATGCCGTCGCGCCACTTGCAGCATTGGTTCTAAGGTAATACGACAGCGTACTAGCAGTCGGCGCAAGATCATCCGTCCATTCAACGGCGTCTCCAGCGCGTATTTCGGATGGAAATGCCATTGCCAGGCTGGATTTTGCGTAAGTCTAGCCCTATCAACCTAAAACATTGAACGCCTTTCGGCTCTTCCGAGCAGGCGCAACCGCTGGCTCACCCTCGATCGGTCTCACCGCACGCTCGAACTGATCCCAGATCGTGCGCCTGTCATAGAGCTGGTACAGCCGGTGCAATGCAGAGTATGCATAAACGAGCTCGTCCAAGGCCTCGTTTCGAGCGCTGCTCTTCTTCATCCACACACGTTGCGGATACCCGTTCTTATATCGCAGAACCTGTTTCTCCGCAGTCAGCTCCTCGAAGTACTCTGTTCCAACAGTTGGATAAAAATGCAAGTAACCAGCACCTTTCTCATTGTGCTTAAGCCTGCCGAACAGCAGTGACTTCACCGTGTCCGATCCGACCGGGAACACCTGGGCACCCTTCTTCACCACCTGGCCCTTGCGGTTCAGGTCGACCTTCGATGGCTTGCCCAGCGGCGGTTTTCCCTTGGTGCTCATGCCCTTGATCGCGATCACACCATTCGCCATTCGCTCCCGGGCGTAGGAATACACCTCTGCGGTGTGGTGGCCGCCAGAGTCGATCGCGCAAATGCTGATCTTCATGTCCACGCCGTCTTCGGTGAGGAACGGTTTTGCCATCACCTCATCAAGCTGCTGCCACACCTCTGCTCGAGCAGGGTCCCCATAGAGCTTCGATCGGTCGATCAGCCACGCCTCCTCATCACGGCCCCAGCCCCAGACGCTCAGGCTCAACCGGTCGTCCTGCACGTCACAGCCGATCGTCAACGCGAGCACCTGCGACGGCACCACAAGATGCTCATAGTCCTCCTGAGACGCACGCTCTGCCAAGGCTTCTGCGCCAATCTTGCTCGCGTACTCGTCCTCCCAAACCTCACCCAAAACGGTATTTACAAACGTTTTCAATTGCTCTGCGTCGTTCTTCGCGTCAAGAAATTCCTCGACCAGATTCGACCACGTCGCATTAGGGCTGTACGAATACGCTGCCCAAATGTGAAAGCTCACATGTTTTCCATTTCCAGGAGCAGTTGGCCGCCATTCGCCGCGCTCCACCATCCATCGCTTCTTCGCATGAGGGATCATCACGCCACATGCCTCACAGCAATACGCAGCAGTTGACGGATCGCCATCGGTCCAGCGCATATTTGTCCATTTTAAATACTGCATATGCCCGCAATCGGGGCACGGCACGAAATAGCGGCGCTGGTCGCCCTGCAGGAACATCTTCTCAATCCTGCTGAAGTCCTTGATCGTCGGCGTCGACCCAGCCACGATCGTCCTGTTCCAGTAGTACTCCGTCCGGCGGATGCCCAGCTTGATCTGGTCGCCCTCAGCACCGGCCGATTGCGGGTAGCCGTCGGTCTCGTCGAACAGCACGATCCGGCGGCTCACCCGGCGAAAGCCCCTTGGTGAGTTGGCGCCAACCATGCTCAGCGTCCCGCCAGGGAACTGCTTCTGCAGGATCGTGTTCGCCCCGTCCTTCGCCTTCGCCTCACTCACCAAGCCGCGCAGGCATGGCGTGTCCCGCAGCATCGGCGCGATTTCCTCTTTCGAATATCCCTGCGCGTCTTCGATCGTTGGCTGCACCAACATGATCGGACAAGGGTCCTGGTGAATGTGAAACGCAATCGTGTGGTTTAAGATTTTGCTGTAGCCAACGCGAGCAGATTTCATTAGCGTTATCTGCTCGATTTTGGGATCGGTGATGGCATCCATGATCCCCCGCTGATACGGCAGCGTTCGCCACCGGCCGCCCTCAGCGCTGCTCTCCACGCTCAAGTAGGCGTATCGATCAGCCCACTCGCTGAGCGAGAGCTTCTCTGGTGGCTTGAAAGCTCGAAGCGCCGAACACGCAACTGATTCGATCGAAGCCATCAGTCTTCCTCCTCGCCTTCTGCAGCCAGATCTTCAAGCGTTTCTCGAACGATGTCATCTAAAACAGTGATCGCGTCCGTATCGAGGTCGGGAATACGCTGTTTTGCCTTTGTAGGAATGCCTAAGATTTTTGTTCGTGCTAATGTCACAATTTCTATCCATTTTGCCTCGATTTCCTCTGCTTTTACCAGTAATCCTTCTTTTTGCTTGCGTTCCAGTTCAAGCAGCTCGGCCTTTAGGTGCTCTGTTCTGGCTCGAGATTCGTCATATTCGGGAATCCCTTCCTCCGTCCGACCCAATCGATCTCTCGGAGCCTGACGTTCTGAAAGAGGTCGCAAAACAGGTCGCTCAGCGCCCGGACCAGGTGGCTTAGGGCCGATCCCCACTCGCTTTTGGGTGTTTCGGGCCCATTCATCCCTCATTGTCTCGGAATTGACAAGGATCCGACCATCGACGCCTGTTTTGGTGGTTAGACGCCCTGTCTTGACCGCTGCATAGACGGCTTCTTTGGTGACACCAAGTGCTCGAGCAGCTTCCGCTCTTGTGATCATTGCCATGTCAATGATTCTATCGTTCTAGGTAGCCCAGGAGTCAATAGTTCGTGGTATAGTGTTCGGCTTTTCGATTTTGCCGAATGCGGCTACGCGTATAAATGCATATAGCGAAACAACTTTCGCGGGCTGTGCCTAGCCGAATGTTGCGATTCGAATAACCT